CGTTGTTCAGTACCTTGCGCATGTCGGACATGTCGCGAGCCATACCGGCGATTTCCCGACGCTGCGCCGCGTTCTCGGCTGTCAGGCGGTCGATGGCGGCGATCAGCGGGGCGTTGTCGTTTGCTCCGGGTCGCCTGATGTCCACCATCTCGCCCGGCGTGGCCCGGAACTGCATCAGTTGGCTGTCCGTGCCGCCCGAGCCTCCAACGGTGAACGAGCCGCCCGTGGCGAAGCCGGGGATCAGGTCGTTGTTCTCATACCAGGATCGTGCGGCCCGGCGGACAGCGTCGTCCTGCATTCCAATCCACGATTCGAACGCCCCGTTGGCGAACGACCCGCGATAGCCCGTCACATTGGCCAGTCCGAGGTTCAGGGGGTTTCCGGCGAAGTCCTGAGACTGCGCCCACCCTTGCGCCCACGACGGCAAAAGAAGCCCGTCCTGAGACGCCGCCCCGCTCGCCGACCCGGTAAGCGACGACTGACCCGCCAGGGCCGACTGCAACCGCGTGATGGCGTCCCTGACAGACAGGACCGACGTGTTCAGCGTGATCAATCCGGCCACGGACGCATCCAGAGCGGCGAGCTGCATCTGGGCGTTGGACGCCGTGCGGCTCGCGGTGTTCTCAGCCCGCTGAAGGGCCACCTTCACCGCCGACAGGTCGCGCAGATAGGCTAGCGAGTCCTTGGAGTATGTGCGGGACTGCTCCAGATAGGCCTCGGATACGCCCTGAAGATCGCCAAGGGCCTGCTCGTTGCCCAGAGCCGCAAGCGACGCCACCTCGTTGAACCGTGACCGGGCCGCTCCGTAACCGACACCTCCGATGCCGTCGTCGATCTCCAGCGAGCGCCGGAAATCCGCCAGCGACGCGGCGAAGCTGTTGAAACGGTCCTCCGTGTCGCGAAGGGCCGACGCTTCCCGTTCATAGGCTTGCGAGAGGTCATTGCGAGCCGCGTCAACGGCCGCCTGAGCCGCTTCGGCCGCCCGCTCCCTCTCGGCCCGAGCCGCCTCCGCGATCTCGCGCGCGGCGTTGGCGGCGCTCTCGGCGAGTTCGTCCTGATAGCTGATCACTTGATCGAGAGCGGGCGCCAGGCGGATCAGCGAGGCGTACATCTGCGCCCCGGCTTCCGTGGAAACGTCCAGGCCCCGCACCAGCGCCGCGAACTCGGTCCGGCTGATGTCCGAGGCGATGCCGAGGCGCTGGAGTTCGGCGGTGACTGCTGCCTGGATCGGCGCAAGCTGCTCGGCCTCCGTCAGGAAGGCCTCGGCGAAGAACGAGGCCTGGTCCGTGAACTGCTCCAGCCCGCCAGAGAGTTCGACCAGCCGATCACGCGCGGCGAGGCTTTCCAGTCCCACCATGCCGAACGTCATGCCGATGGAGCGCAAAGTGGTGTCGACGGTCGTGAAGGTGGTGGCGAGACGGGTCAGCGTCTCCATCATGCCTTCGCCGACCTTCTGGTAGGCGGCGAGGCCCGGCAGGATGGCGCTTGCCATCTGGTCGCCAGCAGCACTGAAGATCGCGTTCAGCCGCTCCGAGATTTCGCTGGACGACAGACCCTCAAAGTCGATCCGGCCCAGGGCGATGTTCAGCGCGTCAAGCGTCGCTTCCGCGCCCTGAATGCCGAGCGTGGACGCAGCCGTAAGAACGCCCTCCCGCAACGACGCCAGCACCCGGCCGAGTTCCTGACCGAGGGCGTTGTCGATCGGGTTGCGGTCCTCCGTCAGCCAAGTCGTGGTGCCGCCGCCGAAGCCCAAGAAGCCGCTCTTGGTTTTCGAGTTCTCGACTAGACGATAGAACGAGCCCTGGACGCCGCTGTTGATCAGATCAGCAAGCGTGCCGCCGTTCAGGTCCAGACCACGTCCGACCAGCTCCGAAGTGCGCGTCGTCGAGGTCAGGCCAAGCAAGCCGCGCGACGTGCTGGTCCCCAGGTCCAGACCATCAGTGCCGAGCGCTCCGCTCAGGCCGAGTTGGCGGGCGATGGAGTTCGCTACCGTGCCGATGTCGCTTTCGATCTTCCGCAGCGAAGCGACCATCTTGTTCGAGAGGTCAAGGTCGCGGTTCCAATACTTCTCTGACAAGTCCAGCGAGCGGCTGAGGCTTTGGCTTTCGGCCGACGCGTCGCCCAGGACCGTCCCCCGACCTTCGTTGGTCGTCGGCATGGTCGGCGTGGCCGACGATCCGCCCCCGCCGATGGCCTTCAGCCCAGCCGCCGCCATGACACCGAGTGCTGCCGCCGCGACGGGGAAGCCGAACGGGCCGAGCTGCGCGAAGATCTTGGCCACAGCCGAGGCGGCATAGGCCGCGCCGCGCGCAAGGGCATTGCCGATGGCTGATCCGGTCTCCGTCGTGTCCAGGGCCATCGCCTTGACGGCATTGGCGAACTGGAGGGCGCGATAGGCCATCTCGACGCCCTGGAGCGCCTTGTAGGCTGCCGTCTGTTCGCCAAAGAACGACTTCGCCGCCGAGGCCATGTCGCCGTAGGACTGTATCTGGGCCGACGCGCGCTCGCGGGTCGCTTGCTCTTGCGTCAGGCGCCGCTCTTTCTCCGCCAGATCGATCGCCGCGATCTCAGCACGATAGCCGGAAAGCGCATTCGAGACGCCAGCGACGGCCTCTCCGGCGCGGCCCCATGCGTCTGACAAGCCGTTCGCGGCGCGGCGCATCAGTCCGTCGATACGATCCGCCTCTTGGGCGATAGCGGTCATCAAGCCGAGTTGAAGCTCTTGCTGGGCCGTCAGCGGTTGGAGGTCTAGGGCCGCGACCTCCTGCATGACCTCTACATATTCGCGGGCTTCCTCGGCTTCGCGGCCGGTCGGCCCACCGGCGCCGCCCCGCCGCGCCGCGTCCCCCGCGTCTCCGGCGGTGTCGCCGATTCGCGCTCGGCCCGATGCGGCGGTGTTCTGACGCCACGTGTCCATGAAACGTCCGGACGCTCCGCGCATGTCGCTCACACCGGACTGGTAGAGCCCCATAAAGTTGGATGCGAAGTTTCCGGCTCCGCCAGCGTATGGGTTGCCCGGTCGATCAAGCGAGACGCGGCCAAGGTCGGGAAGCAACGCGAGCAAGCTGAACTGTAGCGGGTTGGTCCGGGCAAGTCCGCGCAGGCCCGCGTTCAACCGATTGATCCCGTCGATCCCGGCATTGATGATGTCTTCCACAGCCCCGACGACGGCGCGCGCAGCCGTGATCGCCGCATCCCCGATGGCAGAGGGCAACTGACTCCACGTTCCGGTGACCGCCCGATAAGCCCCGACGAAAAACCCGAGGATGGCGTCAACCTCTTTGCCGGTGTTCGCCGTAAGGTCGTCAAGGAAGGCGTTCCACTGCCGATCAACCCACGCCAGTTGGTCTCCGAACACGTTGCCGAACATGTCGCCGATCGTGGTTCCAAGCCCGCGCCACGCATCCCCGGCGGTCGCTGTCGTCTGGATGTTGGCGTCCTCCAGACGCTTCAACTGCGCCTCATTCAGCCCCATCCCCACGGTCAGGTCGCCGAGGTCCTTGGTCACGGCGCGAGTGGCCAGCCCCCAGCCTATGGCCAGGGTTCCCGCCGCAGCCGCGATGGCCAGGATCACCGGCAGGAGCGGAGCAAGCGCCCTCCACACCGCCGCCCCGGTGGCGACCATGACCGCGCGAATCGTGCCGCCCGACCGAACAGCCGCCGTCTGCATCACGTCGAAAATCTGAGGCCCCTGCTGCATGGCGATCATGAACGGGTTCATCCCCATAGCCAGGGTGACGCCCACATCTGCCATTTGACGGGACAGGTTCAGTCCCTCGTGCGCGGTTAACCGCAGTCCTTTGCCGACCTGGGCGACGTTTTTGCGGTAGGCCGCCATGTGCGCATCGGCCTGGCCCATCACCGCCGTGCCACGCGAGAGACTTTGTTGATAGGCTTGGACGTGCGCGTTCAGTTGCTGCGCGGCGGCTCCGGCTTGGCCCATCGCGGCCCGCTGATTGTTGACCGCATCCGTCATGACGCGCGTGGCGTTGTATGCGGCGCGCTCCTCGGCTTCGACGCGAGCGATGGCTTCGGCCATCTCGCGCAGCGGGCTGGACGCCGCCGTCGTGGCCGATCCGAACGCCTGTTGCGTCGCGGTCAGCTTCCTTGTGCCTGCCTCGGCCCGGCCCGCCGCAGCGGTCAGCTTGTCGAGTTCGGTCGCGCCCTGGGCAGCCGGACGCGCGTCGATGTCCAGGCCGAGCTTGGCGATGTCCATGCCGGGCCTCCTATTCGCGCGCGTCCTGCCGTTCCCAGCGGGACAGAATGTCGTTGAGTTTCTGCGCCACGACCTCGCGGGGTCGGATCGTGGTGGTGACGTAGGGCGGGAGCCGGTTCGGATCGGACGCGGCGTGGTATTCCGCCAGATAGGCCAGCGACATCTGACGCAGTGTCGAGGCTTCCCATCCATCCACGACGTGCCCGGTCATGTCCGACCACGCCTTGATGTCCTGGTAGCCAATGGGGCTTTCCCCGCTGACCGGGCCGATGTCGAACAGGTGCTCGACCAGGTGATCGGCCGCATCAAGCGGGGGCCGATCAAGGCCCGGCGCTTCCTCTCCGGCTTCTTCCTTGGCGAGGAAGGCCTCCAGACGAGAACGCCCCAGCTCCTTGCCTTTCGTCCGGGGCCGGGCCTGTAACCAGGCCGTATGCCGGACGTGAAGGATCAGTTGGTCTCGGAGGCCTTCGAGAAGTTTCCCCAGTCACCCGCGCCCTGGTTCACCTGATCCGTGATCCAGCCGAGCGAGCGGTCGAGGTAGAGCTGACGGAAGGTCGCCGGCTCGTTCGGCAGGCCCTTGTAGGTGAAGCCGTTGAACGAGGTCGTGATGGCGGTCAGGAAGGCGGCCACGGCGGCTTCTTCTTCTTCGGGGGTCGTCTCGGCCTTGCCCTTGGCCTTGAACCGCTTGATGGCGCGGTTGCTCGCGGCCGACTTGGCGGCGGCGTACTCGCGGGTGCCGGGTCCATGCACAGAGACCGAACAGGGCTGGCCACCGTCGCCGATCAGGGCTTCGCCAGTCGCCGGGTCGATCAGTGGCACATCGAAGGTGTCGACGGCGGCCTTGGTGGAGATGTCGAAGGACATGGTCTGTCGCTTTCAAAGAGCACCGGGGCGCGACCCCGGCGTGGAGTTGATGGGGAGTTCTGTTGTCGGTCGCCGCGTTACGCCGGCAGGACGGTCTTGATCGTGCCGCTCTTGATCGACAGGCCGAAGGTGGTGGTGGTCACCGAGTCCACCGAACCGACATTCACGGGGGCGCTCATGACCTGGGCCTGGAAATACTTGATGGTGCCGTCCTGAAGAGTCAGCTTGAACGAGTAGAAGTCGTCGTCGTCCAAAGCGGTCTCGACCAGGGCCTGACCGGCGTTGCCCGGCGCGTAGGCCGCCTGCACGGTCATAGTGCCGTCGTCGAACGACCCTTTCAGCTTCACCGTGCCACGGGTGGCCAGCGGGTTGTGGTTGACCGTCTGGTAGGTCCGGCCGATGGCCCCCGCGTCCGTGATCTCACCGATGGTGGTGTAGGTCAGGGCCGCGTAAGCGGTGGCGGTCACAGTCGCCGGAAGGGCGGCCGAGATGGCGAGAGTCGATCCCGCCGAGGTGAAGGCTTGGGTAGCTCCGGGCATGGGGGTCTCCTGTTTGCCGGGGTTGGTTCACGCGGACGGGAAGCCGCGCATGGACGCACCGGAGGCCCGGTGGCGTTTCGGGGTCAGGCCTCTTCGGAAGCCTCGGGAAGGGGCGCGCCGGGCTCGGGCTTCAACGGCCGGGCCTCGGGCTTGCGGGAAGGCGCGGGGCTGGCCCTGCGGGTCTTCTCGCGGACAGGCGTCACTTTCAGCTCGCCGCGCTGGAACCGGGCCTGTGCCGGGTCGATGTCGAAGGTGCCGATCTCGCCGGGCGCGAGGATGATCTGGCGGTAGCCGCCGTTGGGATCGGCCTCATTGAACCGTTGGCTGCGGTCGCTGACGTTCTTGACCTCAAACATGGGCCGTCTCCTCTGAGGGGTTGCGGGGCTGGCTGGCCGGGCGCGGCCGATGGCTCCGATCCAGTCCGGCTTGGGGGCTCCGAAGACTTCACAGGTCCAGCCAGACATCGACCGGACCCGGCCGCCGATCAGGGGCAGGGCGGACACGAAGGCCTGGCGGTAAGTGCCGACCGGACCCCATGGGCCGGGCCGGATGATATGACCGGCCTCGCTGTCCATCGGCAGGCCGCAAAGGATCGCCCCGGACGCGCCCATCTCGAAAAGCGCGCACTGGACGGCGTAGAGGCCGGATGATCCAGGCCAACGTTCCGGGACGACCTCGACATCCACGGAATCGACGCAGGCCGGAGCGAACATACGCCCGACCTCCCGGCCCTTGATCCAATCGCCCAAGAGCTCCGGATGCAGGGTCGCCCATCCGTCGATACGCCCGTCGTGATGGATGCCGGCCAGGTTGGTGGCGACCACGATCGCCCGGCTCCCGCCGAGTAGCGACCGGGCAGCGACGAGGTCATCCCAGACGGATGATGCCCCACCAAGGACAACAGCGATCACCCCGTGGCGGTCCAGGGGATGGTGACGGGGATGCGAACGTCGATCTCGCCAGTGATGGGAGAGGCGGACCACGGATTGCGCGACACCCTGACGGTGACCGATCCGCTCGTCATCGCCGTGTTGAACGCGAAGAATGCCTCCACCGCGCCAGCGGCCTGGGCCGGGCGGATGCTGCCCTGGTTCTTGGGCCAGACCACAGTGACCTGCATCAGGCCCTGACTGATCCGACCCGAGGCCAGCCCCTGCCAGAGGTCGTCGTTCAGGAAGGGCGTGACCTCCAAATAAGGCAGCGCCTCGCCCGCTGGGCTAACCGGCGGGACAAACGGGGTCGCCGGTTCCGGGGCGGACACCGGCAGGATCGGCCCTGCGGACTCCATCAAAAGCGCCCGCGTCAGGAGCGCGTCAAAGATCAGCGCGGGGCGTCCGGTGATGCTCATGACCCCGCCTGCGCCTCCCTTGCCACGTCCGCGACGATGCCCTGCCACTTCTGGGCGGCGAGGGCGACGAACCGGCGGGGAGCCCGGCCGGGACCGCCATACTCGGCGACACGGGCGTAGACGGCCGCGTATCGGCACGAGATCACGTCGTCGAGGTCTGCGCCCCGAATGGTGAGGGTGACCTGATCGTCATCCCAGGTGAATGACCCGCCATCCTCTGGCGGTGTGGTGGTCGGAACCGATAGCGGCGCCAGCCCCGTGACCAGAGAAGCTCTCAGGAACCCGGTATCGACCGGGAGGTTACCGGACCCGCCCGGATTAGGGATCGGGCCGAAGGCGCGCTTGCTGAGGCCTCTGGTTCCGTTCTTTCTCACCTTGCCGAGACCCGCGCCCGCAGCGACGGCCTTGATCGCTGTCGCGCGCGACGGCCCCGGCTCCTGCATGGCCTCTATGACCCGCTGGGCGGCCTCGTTGCGGACGGCGACCGTGCGCTCTTTGGTCTTCCGGACCCATGCGTCGACCTGGGCCTGAAACGATGACTGCGACATGTCTCACCGCAGCCCCTTGAGGAAGGACACTCGATACTCGCAGTCACAGCGACACCCGGCGATTTCATCTATGCCCGCGCCCATGCTTTGATCCATAGGATGTTGAAGCCTGGCCCCCGACGGAGACACGAACGCCTCGCCAAACCTGACCCGCGTCCCGTTCAGCCGGGCATGGGTGTGTCGGACCCTAAAGTCCCCTGTCGAGCGCCACGCCTTGGTCACGTCGTCGGCACTGATCTTGCCACTGTCGATCGCCTGCTGAATCGCCTCGGCCTTGCCTTTTTGCAGCGCGGTCATGGTCTCGACCCGCCCGATGATCTCGGCGCGCTGGGCCAGGAGCCGTCGCTCATAGGCCGTAATGGCGTTCGCCGCCTTGTCCGCCGGTGGGGCCACACCCTCGCGGATCGCCTTCTGGATCGTCCGGTCGAAGCGTTTGTCCCGCGCCTTGCGGGTCAGGTAGTTGCGAAGCCCCTCCGGATCGGATGACGCCAGCTCGTTGCGGGCTGTTGCGACATAATCCGCCTGTGGGGCCGAGAGCCCGAGGATACCCCCCTCGCGGCGTCCCGTGGCCCTGTTGACCCTACCGATGATGTCCAGCAGCGCCGAGCGCGGGTTCTGACCGCGTGACAGGCTCTCTGCGAGCGATGTCCGGATGATCGCCCGCGTCTCGTCCGTGATCCGGGTGATCAGGCCTGATGAATGCTCCCGAACCCAGGCCTCGGCTCGCAAGGCGCGGCCGTCGTATCGCACCGTCAGCGCCGTTCCGTCTGCGCCGCGACGCGGGAACGCCGCCGCCTGAAACCGCCCCCCCTCGGTATGGGCCTCTCTGATCCGGTCCAGCATCTCGTCGAAGGCAGCCGGATCAATATCCAGGGCCTGTAGCGCCGCTTCGATGTCCTGCGACTCTATCGAGGCGACAGCCTCTTGGGCGCGGGCGCGGGTCCGAAGGTTTTCGACGGCGCGCATAAAGGCGTCGGCTACCTGTCGCCCATACCGTTCCTCCAGGTCCGCATAGACCTGGCGGAGGGCTCGGGTGCTGGCCATGCGTCAGTCTTTCAGGATGTCCACTGCCGCCTGGGCGATCTCGCCGGACAGGTCGAGGTGGGTGTCGAGGATGTCGTGGGCTTCTTGCCGAAGCGCCTGCGCAGCGTCGTGGTCGCCCCGCAGGATGGCCGCCTGATAGTTCGCCGACTTGGCGTTCAAGTCCTTCCACGCCGCAGCGGCGAGGATGGCCTTGCCGCGCGTCGCGCTCACTTCCGCACATGAAGCGTGATCAGCACTGTCGTGTCGGCCGGGCGGAGAATGTCCATGTCCACAACCTTCCACACCGTGCCGTCCGCTTCAACCAGGACGTCGGACGTGGTTGGGGCGATGGTCAGACCGACCGGAGAGATCAGGGCCTTCCGATCACTGGCTAGGATGCGCCCGCCGTCGATCTCGCGCGTCTGGTAGCGAAGCAGAACGAGGCGGGCAGGGTGGTCGACTGACGCTCCAAGCGTGGGGTTGTGTTTCGGCCCGGTAGCCGCGCCCTTGCGGCGGATCGCGCCGGTCTGGCCATAGCGGGCGATCTGGCGGTCTGCCGATGCCACGGCGCGGGTGTAGTCGAAGGTCGTCATACGACGTAGATGGCCCCAACCTCGGGCCGGGTCAGGAATGGGGCAAGCAGCCCTTCGACTGCGCTGAGCCGGATTGTGGCGTCAGCCGCAGCGTCGCCCGACCCTTCAAAATACTCGGTTTCGATGACGTCGATCTTCTCGCGCTTCACCGCCCCCGCTGCCGAGGCCGAGACTGACAGCGAGCCCGGATTGTTCGCCTCGTGCCACGCGGCGGCGTAGGTCGCGTTTTCGATCGCGGTCAGGAGCGGATCAGCCGTCTGATCGCCGGAGAGCCAGGTTCCATATTGGCCGTCAATGTAGTCGCTCGCCCGCTGGCGCAGAACGGCCGGAGCCGGTGCGCCAGCGGGGAGCGTGTGGCCGCGCGCTGCCAGCCAAGAGGCCAGACCTTCGTCGCTGCCGTGGTTGGCCATGATCAGGCCTCGGCCTTCGGGGCGCTGCCGCCCTTCTTGCCGTCGGCGTCATGGTCCAGCGGACCCGCCTTGCCGAACTTGAACCATTCGGTCGCCTTGGCAATCTTCGCCTCGGCTTCCGTCAGCTCTACCTCGACCGTCTGACCCGGCTCGATCAGGACCGGACCGCTCTCGGAGTTGACGCCGCGCGGACCCTTGCTGACGTTGGTGATGGTGTGCTGGGCCATGGTTGGTTCCTTATGCCGCTGCGAACTCGCCGAAGTAGCGGCGCTCGGCGGCTTTGCGAGCGGCTACGGCTTCAGAGAAGGTGGGGAAGTGACCGAGTAGGTGCAGTCGGCCTTGGGCCTTGATCCGCGCGTACCACTGTCCGGTGTCTTTGCGTCGACCTACTCCGCGATAGCCGCTTTTGTTGTCGGATCGGACGCTCATTTTCATGTTATTCTGAGACCTCGTGACTAGTCGCAGGTTGGTCCAGCGGTTGTCGGATCGGTCTCGGTTGATGTGATCGATTTCGTAGCCCCTGGGCGGAAACGAGCCTGTCATCAGCCACCAGGCGAGGCGATGGGCACGAAACCTCCGCTGTTCGATGATGATTTGGACGTAGCCGTCTTTTGCCGTCCCAGCCGCCGCGCCGGCCTTAGCCTTGCCGCCAAAAGAGTTGCGGTCCTGGAGCCAGACGAACAATCCTTTCTCGGGCGAGTACGCGACGAGTCCTTTCACCCTGTCGAGTGAAAGGGGCATCTTCTCACCGCCCCTAACCACTACAGGCCGTCCAAATATCGCACAGCTTTCGGCCTGCGAATGTCGACGCCGCCAATCCGGAACACGCCCGGCACATCGAACCGCAGGGGTCCGGTCTGCCACGCGGGCATGAAGCGGAAGGGGAGAGGCAAGTGCATCTTCAGCACCTCGGGCGAGCGGCGGTAAGCCACCATGCGCTTGGTGCTGGATGCGCCCGCCGTGTCGAGATAGCCGAACACGCCCCGGATGGTCAGAGGCTGGCCGGTCGTGCGGGTGTAGATGTTGTTCCGCTCGACCCATTCAAGGATCGTGGTCTGATTCACCGCGTCGATCCGGCGCGTCGAGAGGTCCAGCATGACCGAGTACGGCAGCAGGAGCGTATCCGCGATCTCGGCGCCCAGCGTTCCGGTGAAAATGCCGGTCAGTTGGCCATTGATGTCTCGCAGGATCTGATCTGGCGTCTTAGACGCGAAGGTCGTCGCCGAACCCGTGCCGTCGGCCGGGGCCGTGGTGGCGGTAGGAGCCGAGGAGTTGACCAGACCGGTCAGGCCCTTCACCGAGTCGCCGGCGAAGGCGACTTGGTCGATCTTCTCCTCGGCGACGCGACGGGCGGCGCTGGCCTTGTCGGCGGTCAGGTTCATGCCGAGCAGTTGAGCGGTGCCCAGTTCTTCCAGATTGTAGCCGTAGCCGATGGCCGCCATCGACACGCTGGTCTCGAACTTCTCGCGGGTCAGCTCGACCTTCGGGATGTCCTGGGCGTTGCCATTGAACCATTGCGCCTGACCGACCGCGTCCATCGAGAAGTAGGTGACGGATTGGATCCATTCCGGCGCAGAGGTGTCGACCGGGATCAGGGCGGGATACTGGATCTCCTGATACCGCATCGCGTAGACCTGCGGCTCGATGAGCGAGGCCTGACGCACCAGGAAGCTCATGGCCGCCTGTTGCGCGTCGTTCATGTTGAGAGTCATGTCGCTCGCTCCTTAGCCGAGACGAAGAGAGGCGAGCCCGGCACCCGAGGTGCTGGTGTCCCAGGTCGCGCCGGCGATGAGGGTGTTGGACGTGGACGTCTTCGACAGAACGCCCGTGGCCGGGGTGTAGTAGACGGGGTCACCGACCGCGACGGCCTCGGAAGCCGAGACGACGATGACGCCCTTCTTCAGGACCGCGACGTTGGCGTACTGCTCGTACTTGCCGGTCGGCTGCGTGGTGTCGAGAACCGCGATGCCGGCGAACTTCGCCGTGGCCTCGGAGTCGACGACCTGATTGTCGGCCGTTCCCTGGACGCAGACCTTGCCGAAGCCGATGCCTTCAGCGTCTTCCGCGATGCGGGTGACGATGACATTCGGCTCCATGTTGAGCACCTGACCCTCGACCCAGCGGGCGTGGGTGGCGCTGTAGGTGGTTTGGATCGCGGGCATCAGGCGGCTCCCTTGGCGGGCTCACGCTGCCAAGCCGACTGGAGATGGTCGGTCATGGCCTTGTGGGCGGCGGCGGCGTCGTTGGCGGGTTGCAGGCCGTCCTTGAGCGTGTCCCGGTAGGGATCGGCGCCCTTGGCGTCCTTGGTCGCGGCCTCGGCGAGCATGTCGAAGCGGGCGTCGATGTAGGCCTCCGCCTTGTCCTTGATCACGCCGGCGCCGACCTTGGCCTCGACCACAGCCCTGCGAATGGCGGCGTCGGAAAGACCGGCCGTCTTCACGTCCTTGGCGATGCGACCCGCCACGGCGATCAGGTCGGCGCGGGCCTGGACGCGCTTGTCCAAATCGGCGTCGCTGAGTTGAGAGGCCTTCAGGGCGTCGATCTCGGCGTCCTTCTTCGCCAGCTCGGCGTCCTTGGCGGCGATTGCGGCCGTGTGAGCCGCTTGGGCGTCCGAAAGCGCCTTGGCGGAAGCCGCCTTGAACGCCTCGATCTTCGGTGCATCGGCAACCGCGACTTGCGCCGCCTGGTCGCCCAGCACCACAGTTTGCAGAGTATCCGGCATGTGCTCGGTCCTTTCGTCTGCTGTGGAAACAGGGCTCACGCCCCAGGGAGCCGCAGCGTCGCCGATGCGGACTTCGGACCCGGCACGACCACGGGCGACGATCGCCACATGGTTAAGCCGGATGTTCTTTTGGGTGGCGTCGAAGGCTTCGCCCGTCGGCGTCGTTCCCGGCGTCCAATCGAGCTCGCAGCGATAACCCGCGCTGACCTCTCGCTTCCCGCCCTCTATGTCGCGGATAGCCGCCTCGTCGCTCACCATCAGCGGGACACGGATGTAGATGCCCTCGCCCGTCACCTCGTCACCGGTCTGGCCAACGGCGTGTTGTTTCCAGTTTGTGGAGTCCACCATCTCGGCGGGGTGATCATTAGTGACCGGCCGATGGGCGGCGCTTTTCAGCGTGTCGGCGCTGAACACCTCCGAGCCGGGCCGGTAGACCCGAACCACGGACATGTCCGGCCTGCCGACTTCGGAGCCGAGGTAGGTCTGGATGCCGGTGCGGGCGATACGCACATCGGCGATGAGCGACCCGTCGTCACGACGACGCGCCCCCGCCACGACTGCGGCGTCGGTGAACTGCATGGCGATGTCCTCAGGTTCGGGCTTCGTCGGCCGGTTCCGGATCGGCCGCTGGCGGCAGGGCGCCCCGCTCGTCTTCCGGGTCATCCTCTTGCGAGGCTAGATTGCCGTATGTCTCAATGGCCGCTTCGAGGCCCGGCAAGCTTCCATCCTCAATCAGACGATTGACCAGGGCGTCCGAAAGGGCCTCGATCGGCATCAGAGGCGGCGAGGCCCCGCCGGTTCCGGCAATGGCCCGCGCCGCATCGGCCACGGTCTTCAGGTTCGTCGCCTTCTCGGTCTCGGACAGCCCCCAGAGGGGCGCCCATCGGTAGTGAATGGCCGGGTCGCGCGAGCCTGTAGCGGAGCGGATCAGAACCTCGTCCAGCCGCCACAAGGCCGGGGACAGCTCGACGCGTTGGCGGGCGGCGATGTTGTCGTAGTAGTTCTGAAGGTCCGACTTTCCGGTTGAGTTGAGACCGCCGGGGCTCGTGCCCAGGAGTCGAGTGACCGGAATATCGGCGGCGCCGGCAGCGACCTCAAGGAACTGCCGGATCAGCTCTGGCATCTGGGCGAAGCTAATCTGCTTCTGCTCCCACTTCTCGCCCGCCTGACCGTCTCCGCCCTTGCCGTTCCCGTCGATGACGACAGCGTTCAGAAGTGACTTGGCCTGGTTGGCGAAGGTGAACCGGCTGATTAGGGCGTTGCGGCCCTGTTCGGTCTTGGTCGCTTCGCCGAGACCAGGGATTGTAATGACGTCGAGCTTGACCTCGGGCAACATCGCCGCGACGTGCTGTTGGGCCGAGGTAGCGTTCGTGACCGCGTCGTACACGACCTGCAGGACGCTATCGGCCCAGACGGTCGTGGAAACCGTCCGACGGTCCAATATCGGAGCGCCGGAGAAGCGGATCATCCGGGAGGGGTGTACAGTCAGAACAGCGCCATTGGCCCCGGTGACCTGATACTCCCCAGGCTCGCCGTAGAACTCGCTGCTGACGTCTTGCTCGATGTCGCCGGGCTTGACCTCATGGCAGGACAGGACGTGCAAATAGCGCAGGCTGTCGCGCCGGATGCGCTCAACCTGAAGCGGCTGGGTCGGATCGTCCCCGTCGATCCCCATGTAGATGACGGCCCCGCCATAGAGGCGGGCCGTCTGGAGCGCCTGGTTGACCTTGGCCGCCAGGTTGATCAGGGGCGACTTCTCAACCGCCTCGATCTGCTCTATGGCCGCGTCGTCCGCCTGCCAGTCCCGCCACTCCCGCGTCATGTCGTTCGGGATGATGTCGATGACCTTCCGGGCCAGCCAGTCCGACCGGTGCATCGCCGACAGCTCGTCGACCGACAGAACCCGCAGGACATGCACGTTGGCGGCGGACTTGTCCTTGGCAGTGCCGAGGCCGCTGATCAGATTCCGGAGACTGTCGAAGCCGAGCATCAGTCGGCCGCCTCCAACATGCCGTAGGAGTAGGCCGGTTCACCCAGCATCAGCTCGGTCAGAGCCCAGACGAGGGCGTCGGCGCGGTCGGGGGAGCCTTCGCCGACATACCCGTCAGAGGTCATGGCGCACATCTGATCCTCCAGGGCTTCCATGCCGGGGGCGTGACGGACGCGACCCTGTTCGTAGAGCGCGGCGATCGGCTCGGCGCGGACGATCTTTCCTCGGGAGGCGGTGACCTCCTTGTAGGGGACGTTGCCGCCAGCCGTGCGAATGACCGCTTCGACCATCGCCCCGCCGAAGTTGCGTTCGGCGAGGATGCGATCGGCCTTGAACTCTTCTGCCGTCTGAACAGCCCTCCGCCCCCAGCCCGCCGGAGACAGCTTGCACGTCCGGTCGGCCAGCACATAGGCCAGTCCGTCGACCCCCTTGCCCGCCGCCACGATGCCGACGCTGTCACCGTCGTCGTCCTCTCCGGCCGTCCCCGATGGGTCGATCGCCACCACGACCCGCTGCATGTCCGGCACGGTGTGAGATGCCTTCGCCGCGTCGATCATCGCGCGGGTCCAAAGCGCGCCGGGCACGTCGTCCAGCATCTCGCCTTGGAGTTCTTGCCGGCCGAGGCGCGTCCCCTCGTAGCGGGTGACGATCTTGTCGAGGAACGAGGCCGCCAGGTTGGCCCGGTTGGAATAGGTCGAGCCCCGCGTGATCTTCGTCGTCGGGCTCGCCATGATCTGGCGAAGCAACGGGATCGGCCGAGGCGTCGTCGTCACCATCGCCCGAGGATCATCCCCAAGGCGGAGGCCGAACATGAACATGTCCCACGCTTCCTGAGCGTAGTTCCACGCCGCGATCTCGTCGCACCATCCTCGACTGTGTTGCGGCCCGCGAAGGCGATCCGGTTCGTCAGCCGAGTAGGTCGTCGCCATCGCCCCGTTCGCCCAAGTCAGGCGGCGCTTGGACGGCTCATAGACCGGGCGGCCGGTGATCTGGCCCCGGTGATCCCGGTCGCCTTCCCAGCAGACCGACAAGATCCCGGAGTCGCCCTCGACCATCACGTCTCTGGCGTCGCCAGCGGTCGGGGCGATCAAGGCGATGCGATCCGCACCCTGCTTAACCTGCTCCCTGACCCACTCGGCTCCGGATCGGGTTTTGCCGGCTCCACGCCCGGCGATGTAGGCCCAGACCTGCCAGTCGCCATCGGGGGCGGTCTGCTCCTCGCGCGCCCAGGCTCGCCAGTCATGCCAGAGATCGTCGGCCTCGTCGTCAGTCAGCCCCTGTAGGAGCGACGGACTGTTTTGCGCGATCCAGTCGAGCAACGAGGCGTTCGAGGGCGCCCCCGCCGCTGCCCTGAGCGCCGTCATCGTCTGGATGGCTGTCAAGGTTGAACGCCTGCCTCTCAAGCTGGATGGCGCGCTGGCGGGTCCGGGACAGCTTCTCCAGCATGTCGCTAGGGCTTTCCTTATCGCCGAGGCCAGGCCCATCCGGCCTGATGCCGTCCAGATGTTGGGCCAGCCGCTCCGCCAGAACGTCACCGATGGCATTAAGCTGCGCCAGAGACCGGCGATGCGACCGGACAACCTCCACGGCACGGGCCGCTGTATCCCGGACGATGTCTCGGTCGGTCGTGCGTTGAGGGTGCGAACCCTGCGAACCATCCTCGCGAACCAACTTGGCGCGAACCGCCGCCTGGACCTGTTCGGTTAGGTCGCGCTCCCAGCCTTCGGCCTTGGCCTTTTTGCGGATGGCGGTGTCGCTTACGCCGTGGATGCGACCGATCTCTCGAAGGGAGAGTTGGCCGGCGCGATACTCTCGACCGATGGCCTCCCAGTCGGCCTTGGGGGCTAAGGCCATACTGTGACCTCCCTCGGTCTATGTCCGGCATCCCCGACCTTGCCTGCCCTATGAACCCGCCAGAGGCAGGCCCGCGCCGCAGGTTTGACGCCTCATGGGCGCAGGAAGGGCGGTTGGTTCCCAGGCCTTTGCCGGTGATGGTCCCTGGGGGAGGTGGGCGCGGGTAGAAGGGGTGTCTGACGGGCCGGGCGCTACTCCGGCTTGGGCCGTTGGTTCCTCGGGCCTCTTCCCCCGCCTCTTGGGCTAGCCAAGAGCAGCGAGGGCGTCGTCAGCCGTTGCCGGGGCTGGATCGAGTCACGCAAGCGGTCACCGATCTGGACCTTACCCCGTTGGTCAGCGTGTCTGCTTTCCACGCCGCCGTCAGATTCTGGAAACTTGGTGTCGCCCCGCTCGCCTCTCTCGCTAGCCCGTCGCCGTAGCTCAGGACGTAGGATGGTGTGGCGACGCAGTGCGTCTGGTGGCGAATGTCCTATGCTTCGATGGCCACGTCAAGCGGCGCGCTGTTCGGATCGGCGCTCTCTCCAGGCCCTTTCGAGCCGTCCGATGTTGTCCCTGATCCAGACGAGCTGAGTGCAGGCGGCGCGGACAGCGGCGGCTTGGGCGTGAGTGTGGGTCTCCCCCGTATGTCGTTCCACAGTCACCCGCCAGCGGGTAATGAGGTCCGCGTCGGGCTGCATAAGGGCCAGCAGCATCCGGGCCTGCGCCGGGGCCATCGCATCGACCACAACGGCGAGGGTCAGGGCCGCTGCCAGCATGGCGTCGGACACGTTCTGACCCGGTGCCCCATCGTTGGACGCCCGGATATGATCGGGACGACGCTCCGGCGTGTTCTCACCATGCGCGGTCCTGACGATCTCGTCCAGCCAATCGACCGCCGCGCGCTCCATGCCGTTGGCGGGCAACAGCGTGTTGAAGCAGTTGAGTCGGATCGCCGAGGTCAGGCGCCCGGTGCGGCCGTCGCGGTTGACCTGGGTCGAGGGCTGGGCGGCGAGGGTGGCAGCCATCTCGCGGTCGGCCTCCCGCTCGGCGCGCATCCGTTCCGCCGCCGCCGGGTCGTAGGGCTTGTGCTTCTTGCGGCGTGTCATGCGGCGGCTTCCTCGTATTGGTAGTCGCCGCCGAGCGCGTCCCAGCAGTCGTTCAGCCAAGCGCCTATGTTCGGACCCGCGACCAGTCGCGCGCGGCCCTTGATCTGCTCCACAACCCCCAATCCGGAAGCGGTCCAGACAGGCACCTCGTCGCGGGCCAGTTTGTGACCACAGCACATGATCCAGCCGTCGTCGCCGCGGTCGGTGAGGTCGGGCTTGTCGCGGTGGAACAGCGGATGCCCCCACGGAGTGTGACCGTGAACGAGATACGCCGCTATGGCGTAGTTTCGGTGTGTAAACGGGACGTTCATCAGGCAGCGGCTCCACGGGAGGGGGTGTTGGTGTTGGCGGGGCGGTCGCTCATAAGTCCTGATCCGGCAGGCCGTATTCGGCGCAGTCGTGGCAGACCCTCCCACCCTCGATGTCGGTCATGCAGTCAGGCGTCGCGACCCAATGGCCACAGTCTGCCTGGTAGGGCTTTTCCTCGGTCCACTCGTTCACGCGGCGACTCCTTTGCTCGGCACGTTCATGTTGGCGGCGGCTTGGCGAACGGTGAAGGCCCATCGGTCGCAGATGGGGGCTAGCCCGGCCTTCAGCTTGGCCTCGGCGAAGGGGTTAGCTGCGATCAGGGCGCGGCTCCCGGCATCCCATAGGGCGGGGTCGATGTAGGACCGGGCGAAGGGCTCGCCGAGGTTCGTCGCAGCCCAAGTGCGGAGTTCGGGGGGGCCGTCGTAGGTCGCTGGGGCGGCTGGCTCGGTCTGTTGTTGAGCCTCGTCCCCGTCGTCCCATCGGCCCTGGTTGAGCCATGTCGCCGGGTTGCACCAAGCC